GATATAACCCATCAAAATAAGTCTTCAGAAACGCCTTGATCGTCGTCCAGCTACCTCTTTTTGTCTCCCCGGTCGCCTGATTGGTGATGTCGGAAACGTCCCGGATAGTTATATTGTCTCCGTCTGCGATTGCAGTTAGTTCGGAAAGATCACTGTTCTTTTTGTTTGCCATGTTATTTTCTCCTTAAATTCTTGACCAATACCCCTTTAGGCTGGGGGATTACTTTTTTAATTGGCGTTACTTTCGTATCATCTGGGTCACGTTTCCAATCTCTGTCTTTCGGCAAGCCTACTGTCACTGCTTTTGTAGGCCATTTTACTGCCCTCCTTAATATTTTTTTATTTGGTTATACTCTTCGCTTTCATCCCCACCATTTTGACGTAAGGAACTTGTTTGATTACCGCCTGTCTGATACTTGCCTCTTTCCCGGTAAATAGTTTCTCCTCCCAGTTGTCATCCTCAATATCAAAAGTAACTGGGATTGAAGGCCATTTTCTTTTAGTGGTTTCGTCCGGTACATAATCTTCTAAAACGATTTGTAACACACTGCGTTTCTTGGTCTTCTTAGCCAAGATTTCTGTGAGTTCTGCCGCCGTTGGGTTGAAGAGAAGAATCTCATGTTTGTCAGGGTCATAATTCGTAAATGGATGAGGTCTGTCATTCGGGTCGTCAAGTCCCCATCCGCAGTGGTCAGAGCAGCAATCAGCGTCGGTGATTTCCTTGGTGATTTTGTCTCTGAGCAACCATACCCAAAAGACCTCACCGGACGAGGTGACATAACGGTAAATTACATAGGCTGCGTACGCCGCAGAAACAGTCATTATCCATACACTTTCTCCAATATATGCCGTTCCGTTATTATTAGTATAGTTTATGTTGTCGGAACGCTTGAAACGCACACTTGCCCCCGACCCTTTCAGCCGGCAATTAAAGGCATAGTCTGCGTAAGTAAGGGGTTTTCCCGTCCAAACAACAGCTGTGGTTGACTGCTCATGGGTTGTGGTTTTGAGCTTGGATTGAGAGACACTTGCATTCAGGGGTGTTCTCTGATTGCTCAGCCTTGCATCATTACCAGCACAGGCCTTTATGCTTGTTGTACCGAGTGTCCTGAGTCCCGCTGTACCTGCTGCAGGGTTTTTAAGGGCAGCTCCAAAATCCGCAGAAACATTATTTGTTACTATGGGTTTATTGTTGGCAAAATTCCAAACAGATTGCCATGCATTATTTGCTTCATTTCTGAGTTTTAGAATGTTAGCCGTTGTATCAAACCACCACATCCCGGCGACTGTATCTGCCGGGGTAGTTGCCCCTGAAAACGCCGACTTTAATGCCGCAAAGTTGTTTTCGATATTTTGCATGTCAGTCTGCACTGCGTGATCTGTGGCAAAACAATTATCAGTATATGTTTGACTCATTTTGTTGCCTCCAGTCCCATAGCTTCGAGTTCAACGGCTTCCACTTCCATTAAAGCCTGTTCAACCTCTGCTTTCTTTTCGTTTATTGTGTTATATACACTCTTTATTTTCGTAGTCCTCAAGGCTAGGATCTCCTTAAACTGGTCAGCATCGGTGTACGGTACGCAGTGTGTTTCAACGATTTTCTCCCCGTCCAGGACCTGGACATAAGCGGTAAATGCCCCCTTGTCTTCTGTCACAGTATCCAATTTGTATTTTAAGATAGTCATATTAGCTCCAAAATGCTGCTTTCATGTTGAGTTCTTTGATGTATAAATTCGCATCTGCCTGTGGGTCTGTGATTTCAATTTCAACCTGAATATATCGCGCCGTAAATTCAGGCGAAAGAATCTGGAAGAAGTCTGCATCAAAAGGATAGACACCGGTTGCCGTCCCCCACTTAATTTTAGCACTCAGAATTGCCGCCACATCGGGAGTCGTAAGCTCGTACCATCGAGTGTTTGCATCGGTCTTATCAGCCCACGTTGTCGTTGTCGGGAATATCCCGGCCCATGAAGTAGCAGAAGAAATAAACGTAGTTAGAAAGTCGCCCCACACCCGGACCGTCTTCTCTGACCCTAAATCGTATTCAGGAGATGTCCATGTCCCGATTAAGACTCCGGCCGTATGACTACACTTCAAACTATCATCGCCACTATACAATTCATATTCCGTGTTGTCGTGAGTTCCAATCCCGTTGTAATCCCATGACCATGTATTCTTATCTGAGTATCCCGGCGGGTAAAAAACGGTCACGGAAGCGGAAACAGGCGTTTCTGAGTAAGAGCCGCTATTATCCTTCGGGGAACACCAGAGCGTAAACGTCCCTGGCTTCACCCCAGCAAGGCGGAAGTTGGGCGTCTCATTGGAGGCCATAAAAATGCCACCAACCCATGAATCGCCTATTCTTAATTCATAAATCGAAACATCAGGGTTAGACACTCCATCCCCATACACGCTCACTGTATCACCGGCGGCAGTTGCGACAATACCAACCATGCTATCTGGGAGTTCTGTCTTCCCGAAAATATACTGTGATACCGTATAGGCCGAATCGAAGTTTTCCTTCACGCCGAAAATGGAAACAGAGCGGATTTTCATATAATATGTCTCGCCCTCTTCCACCGGATCGAGAACATAATCAGAAGTCGCCTTTGTCATAAACCGATAATCCCCGGTCCCTATCTTCACCCAGATTTCAGCATAGTCCCAGAATGGATATGAGGTTACCGGAGGAGGGTCGAAGTCAACCTTCCACCGGGTGAAACTTCTGTCTCGATAATAATAAACCTCCTCCTCTTTGGTCACGTTGATTACCGGCTGTACCGTGGCGGAGGGGCTTAGAAGGTCCGTGATAAACAATTCCTGATCGTCTATATCGTAATCATCGTTGTAAAGTGCATCGTCTTCCTGGAGTAGGTTTAGAGCGACATTGCCATCCATCATTATCTGACTGGATTCTACCCTATACAGGGGCTTTGTCGCGCTCGTCCAGCCAGGCATCCGGTGTGTAATTTCTACCAAGTCCATCGGCTCCAGGGACATAGCTTTGTTCCCCGCCATCAGGCCAACGATATTCCCCCACCTTGCCCGCTCAAGATAATAGTAGGACATGGGGATGACTTTCGATAAAGAGTCAAGACCTAATAATTCGATTTGTTGTTCCCGGTAATCTCCTTCCGTATCGTATGCATCATCGTCCTGAAAGACCTTTTCGTCCTGCGTGTAATTCTTATCAGCGGAAAAGAATGTCGCCTTGATCGCGTTAGGCCGTGAGAAGAGTGTGGAAGATGGAGAGATTTCTATTGTACTTTCGCTCCCGGTCTGAATTATATCGTCTTCCGTGAGTTGCATCACGACCGATTCTTCCCGGGTATCTCTAAATTTCAGCTTGAATTTGTTTTCAGAATAAATAAGCTCACTCCGCCCGTTCGCCAGTAGAGATGCAATATTGTCTTCTATGGATCGATTACTTGATACGGGCATATTGCAGTTCCACCCGTATGTCGTGTAGTAATCAGCGGCATCACGGAAAGAAGGTAAATCAATACGAGTAGGATCAAGGCCCTTCCCACCCCGTGTGCTTGGGCGTGTCAAAAGATCATAAACACAATAGGCCAGATTATCGGTATAGATCTCCGGCATAGAATCGTAATCACTCTCTGTTGTAAAATCCTTAACCTTGCTACCCTCGAGTATTGCTGTGATATCAGGGATTGATGAAAATTTATCTCGATCATATTCAAATCGGCAATACATATATGCCGTGTATCTCTGGCAATCTGTCCATTCCGGATAAGCTGTGTTGAGTGTCGCACAGACGTTCTGTGTTGGGGTGCCGGTAAAAAACTCATAATAGAAATTGTCCTTATAATCCGAGTCTGTGTATATCACCCCATCCAGAAAGATTTGATCAACACCAGTATCCTGATAAATCCCATTCACTGGCCCTTCACTTAATCCCAAAATCAAATGTAAATACTTGTTGTTCGTTCCTGTCGTCGTCGCAAAAACCTGATTCCCGCCGACCCTTCCCTTACCATACAGAATCCTGATTATCTCTGCTGTTGATCTCGTATTGACCAGACGGCCGGCATCCTCTTGCTCTCCAAATGTGGGCGCCTTTTTCCCGGCGACACTAATCGACTGAGCGATTGAAAAGGCAACTATAGCCCATCCGATGAACTGTGTTATTGTCATCGCTCCGATATAAGCAGCTACTGCGGGCATATCAGCCTCCTCGCCATGACTGGAACAAAGACATCTCCCAGGATATATGTCTGCACCCCGTCCTTTATCGACGCTGCCAGGGCTTTCTGACTCCCGATATAAAGAGCGGGAAATTTAACTGTTTTGTATTGCACGACTACAAGATCGCCCTTTTTGAGACTTTTGACATCGGCCTCCTCGCCTATGGTTTTGAATAATTCCATCATGACCTTTATCATGCCTTCTGGATCTTTCTCCCAATCCTCCATGTACGTTTCAAGGCTATATCCTTTGTACTTATCAGGCACTTCAATTCCAGCATCGGTATAAAAATCATGGACAAACTGAAGACAGTTGTATTCTTCAAATGGCGCCCCTATATATTTTCGTGTTAAGATCCCAAAGTTTTTCAAGTTGTCTTCCCCCTTTTCATGAACTGTGAAACTTTTTTAACTTCCTACTCAATTGTGCTTCACTCTCTTTTAATTCATGCTCCCAAATTACTAAGGTTTTATACCCAAAAGGAGTAAAGGTATCAATTCTGTCTTGAGGGTCATCGCCCTTATGCCAGTAATCGCCATATAATTCTATCAGTTTTTTCTGCCCATTTACATTTACAAAATCTGGATTCTTGCCATTTATCATAAAACTAAAATCACCTGTGTATCTATACTCTTTCGGAAATAATTTATCCAATAAACATAAAATATATTGCTCTGGTTTGTTTGGTTTAAGATTTAATGCCTTTTGCATTTTTTTTTGATATTTTGAATCTTTCCAATTATTCTTTTTTGCATCACTCATTTTTCTTTTGTGTTCTTCAGAAAAAATCATGCCTTCCCTGGCAATAGACATTTTCTTTCGTGTTTCTATAGAAGCCTTTTGCCCTAACCTATCCGTATTTCCAACCCTGGATAAACGTAGTTTTTCTTTATGCTGTTCTGATAATTTATGTCCTAATAAATGTTTATTTCCTATCAATGCCAAAGACATCTTTTTTCTTGTTTCTATAGAAGGCTTCATGCCTATGCGAGCTTCAGATATTTTTCTTTTGGTTTCCTCTGTATGCCTATGTCCAAGAGTATTCGTATTTCCAGTTGAAGCCAAAGACAGCTTCTTTTTGGTTTCATCAGACCGTTTACACCCAAGCGGATTCGTATTCCCTGTTTGAGATATAGACATTTTTAATTTTGCTTCATCAGAATGCTTTCTCCCCTTCCAGTTATGCCCACGAATATATGTCATCCCTGGATTAGCCAGTTTCCCACATCCACAAGCGCATTTTCTCTGAGGTTTTATTTTCATAGTCTCTAACCCGTTGATTTTCCCCAAAATATCTGGCGTTCCATCAAATCGGGAAGCCACCGGAACCCGCTGAAATTATCCGTATTCCCAAGAGCCGTACACCTGGCATATCCCTGATCACACCATGTCTCTGCACCTGTATATCCACATTCAATACTTTTAAAAGGCCACCTGCAAGCGGACTGATATTTACGTAGGGTCTTTTTATTCCACAGTACAAACTCGTTCACC